CTAACACTAAGACCAATAGAGATGTTGATGCAGCTCCCGGCAAGACTAGCCCAAATCCAAGAGCGCGAAAGCAGAGTCTGACGAGAGACAAAGTAAAAACTGTCAAAACTAAAGGCGGTGATTACGATGTTTATAAGAAGAAGTCAGCCGCTGCCAAGTCGTTCCGTTCAGCTTTCAAAGAGGCGAAAGGTAAGGGGTATAAGACCTTTACTTGGAACGGCAAGAAGTACACCACTAAAACTAAGTAAGGGTTATTGATGAAAGTAATCACAGACAAAGAGGTCCGTGTAACCACGATGGGCGGTACTGCCGTTTTGTTTCAACCAGGAGTTGAAAGAGAAGTCGCAGATGAGATTGGTCTCCTTGCTATTCAGATGGGAGCCAAGCAGGTCGGGGATGCCCCGATACAAACTGAGGTAGTAGTCGAAGACGAACCCGAAGTTGTTGAAGAGATTGAAATACAACTAACGGATCAAGACTTGATCGATTGTCTGGAAGGGCTAATCGAAGACGGTGATCCAGAAAATTTTAAAGCCGATGGCGCTCCTAAAGCGCAGGTAGTGAACAAGCTCATGGGCCGTGCAGTTTCTAGTGAAGAAAGAGACGCAGCCTGGGAGCAGGTTCTTAATTCATAGAGGGTAGATAAATGGCAGTTACTGTCCAAAGCGTGATTGATAGGGTCCAAACAACATTACAGGACACCACTGGTATCCGTTGGCCTGTAACTGATGAGTTGGTTTTGTGGGTGAACGACGCCCAGCGAGAGATAGCACTGCTCAAGCCTGATGCCAGCGCAAAGAATGAGACTGTAACTTTGTCTACGGGTACGAAACAAGCAATCCCTACAGGCGGGAACAGGTTACTTCGCGTTGTTCGTAATATGTCAGCGGCCTCAAATGGCACTGGTGGCAGGGCAGTTAGATTGGTGAGCCGAGAGGTACTCGATGCACAGACACCCAATTGGCACGACCCTACTGTTTCTGGGGACGCTTCTCACGGGACCACGGTCAAGCACTATGTCTACGATGAGTCTAACCCCCGTAACTTTTATGTGTACCCCGGTGTTTCGGGTAGTGCATACCTAGAGATTGTCTACTCATCTAACCCGATTACTGTTGGTTTGACTGGCGACAACACCAATTTGGATGTCCCTGATATCTACGCGAACGCGGTAGCAGATTACGCACTCTTCCGTGCATACACCAAGGACGCCGAATACGCAGGTAACGCCCAGCGAGCAAGCACTCACTACAACCTGTTTATTAACAGCGTTACTGGTAAAGGTCAGATCGACATCATAACCAGCCCCAACGCAGACATGGGGCCGCAAGGAAACGTTACTGGCGCACAAGTGGGGTAACTAAATGGCTACCACTTATGAGTCGTTACTGCCTGAGATCATTCCGATGGTCCCTGGTTGTCCCGACACTTTAATCGAGAACAGCATTCGTTCTGCGGTTATTGAGTTGTGCGACAAGACCGAGGTCTATCAGCAGGAACTCGACCCAGTAACTACAGTTGCAAACATTTACGAGTACGACCTCGAAGCCCCCTCGCAGACAACGGTTTGCAAGATCCTGTGGGTGACACACGAAGGGAACGAGATCGAAGCGATCACTACTGCGTTGCTGGAGCAGCGCGAACCTAAGTGGCGCGACTCAAACTATTACGGCACCCCCAAGTATTTCGTTAAGCAGACCTCGACTACTTTCTGGATGGTCCCCGTCCCATCTGAGACGAAGGTCAGTTCAACGATTGTACGTGCCGTATTAAAGCCGACGCATGGATCGACTGCGTGTGATGACGACGTTATGTCTGATCACCGAGACACCATAGTTAACGGTGCCTTGTTCCGATTGCTGCGACTACCTAGCAAGGAGTGGACAGATTTTGCTGGAGCGCAGGTCTATGCGGCGCTTTTTAATGAGGGTCTGGTTTACGCAGAGCGTAAGGCAAGACAGGCAGATGTACGTGTATCTAGGAAAGTGACTTATGGAGGAATACATAAACCGTACCGATTCACACGAAACCGCTACTCAAGGGGGTGATCCATATCTAGCAGATATCCGCAAAGAATGGGATTGGGTATCCAAGGGAGTGCGGGAGATCCTAGAGGGGACTCCCCAGCTCACTTACCGAGCCGAAGATGTTTACGCGGCTTGCCTGTCAGGACAGGCGCTCTTGTGGATTACCAGCGAAGGTTTTGTGGTTACAACAGTAGAGGTCGATCAGCATACGAACGACAGAACACTTTTGGTTTGGCTTGCTTGGGCAAGAAACCGAGGAGAAAAGAAAGCAGCTTATTACCTCCCTTTCTTCGAGGCTAAGGCAAGGGAAGCAGGGTTGCAGAAGATGGAAGTGAGATCTGCGGTAAGGCAGATGATTGATTACTTAGAAAGCGATGGTTGGTTACTAGACCACATCGTCTTTACGAGGGATGTGTAATGGGATCAAGTCCTAAAAAACAAGATTACGAGCCTACTGACGCCGAGCGAGCTAGTGCTTCGGTAGCGATGGCTGAGTATCAGTATTTCAAAGATCGGTACGATCCGCTTCTCCAGCAAATGCGCGATCAGTCGATGCAAGAAGATCCCTCGAAGGTTCTTCGGGCGAGAGCGAATGCAGACACAATGCAGGCGTTGAGTGCGCCTAGCTACCAAGCGACTCAGGTGCCTACAGCCAGCTCAGATATGTCTCAGGCTATTTCAGGTCAGCTTGGGATTGCCAGCAAGAGTGGTAAAGACATCCAAAACCAGATGCGAACCAACGTACTGGGGGTTGCTCGTGGTCAAGCAGCAGATGCTCAAACTGGGATGGCTGAAGCCTCGCGGTTAGCAACGTCCGAAGCATTGAATAGAGCTAGAGCCAAGCAGGAAGAAAGGTCTGCACTGACTGGTGCTTTGGGGCAGATAGGTGGTGCTGCAATTTATAAGTACGCAGATAAAAAGGGTAAGACGGGGATCACTAACTTCTTTGATGCGATGGGGCAGACGCAAGGAATGCGAATATGATCTATCCAAACGCAAATCCCTTTATGGGCACGTTCGGTCGAGTAGGGTTGATGGGTAATAACATCGTCAACGATGAGTCCCGCAGTTTAGGCACGACAGGGATTGCTGCGGGAGCTAACACCTACGGCACTAACGACCTGCCGAGGGTGGATGATCCAGACCAAGCCTATGCAGATATCACTCGTGGTGAGTATCAGGACTATGTAAATAACTACAGGCAGTTCGAGGAAGATCTCATTGAGCAAGCTCAGAACGATACGAGCCTAATAGATGCAGCTAGAGAGGATGCTGCGTTAGCAGGTCAACTCTCTCAGCAAGTAGCGCAAAGAAATATGGGTCGCTACGGAGGCACTTTAACGCCAGTTCAGCAGCAAGAGATGCAGCGAGCCAGCCAGCGAGGTAACACACTTGGTGCAGTCCAAGCTGTCAACGACGCACGGATTGCACAGAAGGAAGCTAATACACGACTCCTGTCTGATCTGATCAACATTGGGCAAGGCGTAAATCGTTCATCACAACAGCAGTTAGGTTCAGCAGCGGCTGATGCTACTTCAAGGCGTCAGGCTTATGAATCAGCTCGCGCAGCATCCAGAGCGCAGACTTACTCAACGGTAGGGGCTTTAGGCGCGGCTGCGATTCTGGCGTTTATATAAGGGTTACTCACCATGTCTTTACTCCAAGGTTTATTCCAAGGTGCTTCAAACGCTTCTAGGTTTGCGGATTATCAGACACAACGCCGTATCGCTACTGATCAAAACAGAAGAGAACAGGCTAAGTTTGATCGTGAACAAACAGAGGGTAATGCGTCTCGGGCACTAAACCTGTTGCAGACAAATGGGCTAATTGATTCAGAAAACGCTTATCAACTCGACAAGGATGCTTTTGCTCGCGGCATCGAAAACGACGATCAGGGCATCAAGCAGATTAGTCTGGAAATCATTAATAGTAGCGATGCGCTAGATGAAGGCGTTGTTGCGACAGACATTACGCCAGTATCAGGAGGCGGTTACGTTATCCAGACTCGTAACAGCGATGGCGAGATTGGAGCCGTAACTCAAGATGGATCGAGTGACCCCAGCTCACCTGTCGCTATCTTCAATCCCGGTAAATTGGCCGGTCTTGCTAACTTGTATTGGCGCAAAGATGTCATCAATCAGTTACCCGAAGCAGATCGAACTCGATTTAACGTCTACGGCGCAGACCGAAACCTGATTGATGTTTCATTGAAGGCTGCTAGAGCGACTGGGGGTAAAGGGGCAGAACGAGCACTTGCATCTGCAATGGCCTCAGCTAGTCCAGAGGAAGAGGCACAGATTATTGAGGAGATAACTGGAACACCTCCACCCAAGCCAGCAGCGAAAACACCAGACCCAACACCGGCCCCGAAACCTAAGGCTGTTGATACTGCCGACATAGAGCGCCAAATCTCAGAGAAAGAAGCAGAACTTCGTTCGATTAACAATAAGGCTGGGGGTTCCTTTATGGGTGCGTCCTCGGCAGATGAACGTAGGCGTCGGAAGATTGAAGGCGAGGTCCGTGATCTTAAACAGCAGTTACGTGCAAACAAGACAGGCAAACCATCACCAATAACAGCCGCTGCTCCTAAAGTTGCTGCGACGATAAGCCCAACTGCAACTGTCGAAGAGGTAGATGCTGCGGTGGATGCCGGTAAGGTGCAGGCAGATCCTGAAGAAGTTCAGCAGGTCGCGCAGGCGATGAAAGAGGCAGGGGTAGAAACAGTAGCTGATTTAGCTCGATTAGACCGGGAAGATCAGATGCTGGCATACGCCCTTGTCCGATTGTTCACACCCAACGAAACAGCTAGAGAAAATCTTCGTCAGGAGATGAACAACATCAGAGAGACTGGCATAGGCTCGTACTCTGCTAATGAACTTGATGCCGCTACTACTTCAAGAATGAACGCAGAAACAAGCCGAATGTCTGAACTCCGTCAGGGGTCAACTCAGCTACGTGAGGAAGTCGGTTCAACCAACGAGTACGCTGACAAGCTGGGGTCGGCCCTGTTCTCTGCTGTGACAGATGAAGACGGTGACTTATCAATAGACACGACCAAGATTAGAAATCTGTATGCGCCCGGCGGTGCGATGAATGCTGCGAAGACAGACCTAAAATCAGAGACTAACCCAGAAGCTCAAAGGCGAAAGAAAGATGTTTTCAACGCTAATTTGAGCGCAACAGTAATGGCACTCTCTTCAGCCGATGCTGGCGGTGTCTGGGAGGGTTTGAAGGACGCAATAGGCTGGCAGGACGACCAAGAATTTATTTCGGGTAATGATTTTCAGTTTGATCGCTTAGAGGGGGTGTTCGAGAAGGGTGTACTTAAAGAGATCCGCATTGTTGATCCGAGGGGTGGGTATATGGATGAAGCTGTCCCAGCGAGTCGTCTGCCAGGACTGCTAGGTGGACAGATTTATAACTATCTCTCTCAAGCCCTCAAAATAAAAAATGAGGGTGGCGACGACGTTAGGGAGCGAATAGCTCAATTGATGCCAGCGGGGACGTAACCTTGTCCGTTCTCGATGAGTTCTACGCCAACGCAGCCAAAGGCAGCGCAACCGTAAGGAATCCTGTAAGTGCCGATTCTGACATTTACACCACTCCTGACGAACAGTTGTCGGCTCCTGCTAGTGTTGGCGAAACTTTCGGGCGTGGGGTTAAAGCAGGCGCTCTGGGCATCGAGTCGGATCTCAACTATTTCAAAGCTCTAGGTAACACGCTGGTTGGAGATGAAGAGTCAGCGAAAGATAACATTGCAAAAGCAAACCAAGTCGAGAATCAATCTGCGCGATTATCTGCTGGGATGGAGTCCTTTGAGGAGTTTTTAGAGGAACCCACATTCGGAGGGTTCGTTGACCAAGTTGCCAAATCTACTGGTCAGTTACTTCCCTACGCGATCTCTAGTATTTCCAGTGCTGGTATTGGAGCAGTTGTCGCCGTGGCTGGTCGAGGCACAGCGCGAGCAGTATCACGTAAAGCAGCAGAGCGATTGGTCAAAGATAGTATCGAGAACACCGCAAAAGGTATCGGTACGCAAGCTGAAAAAGAAGTAGCCCAATCTGCCTACGAGTTAGCGAAGAAGGGCGCTTATACCGGCGCATATTTAAGCGAGGCAATTCCTTTATCTGGAGCCAACGTCCGTGAAGCTGTCGAAGCTGGGCAGGAGTTGGATTCTGTACAAGCTTTTCGAGCATTAGCCCTAGGCGCTGGTCCCCAGGCCGTAGCTGGTGTTTTTGGCGAAGCGGCATTTGCCAAGATGGTAGCCAGAGTTGCACGAGAGCGTTCTGCTGGAAACCCACAATCTATTTACGGGAGAGTGGCTAACGATTTTGGTCGCGGTTTCGGGAGTCAGGCTCTAGTCCAAACTGGCACTGAACTTGTGCAAGAAGGTATTAGTGTTGCTAATCGAATGGACCTCGATGAGCAGTTTACTCGTGAAGATGCTTCCCTCCGTTTAGGTGAAACAGCGTTCGCTTCATTTTTTGGCGGCGGTACGTTGGGTGGGGCTGGTCGAGTTGCTGCGGGTACAGTCCGAGACGCCTCGTCGATTATGGGTAAGGCTAGAGATTATGTTGATGCAGCTCGAAGTAAACGAGTTGATGATCTAGCGAATGAGCAGGAGTTTGGCCCAGATGACGGTGGGTTAACCCGCGCTGAATCGCTACCCGCAATCTCCGCTCAAATTGAAGCAATGTTTGATGACTCAAGCACAAAGAAAGCGGTTTGGGTCGAAGGCAGAGTGCCATTCTCAGGAGCGACTGAAGGCGTTCGAGAGGTAGAAATAGATGGCAAAAAGATGTTCGCTGCATTTGTTCCTGGGCGCGGAACTATCTTGTCTCAAGATGCAGACACCGTTTCCTTTGTTGCCCGAGAAGGCGCTACCGATCAAGTCTTAGCTTCTACCCTCGGCTACAGCGCGACCAAACCTGCTGATGGTGATCGTGTTGTCAGAGTGACTAATGCTGATGGGCAGATTGTCTCTGAAGAAGTAACTAACGAAGCAGGGTTAGCAGCCGCTATGGAGGCCGGTAATGGCTTAATGCCTGATGGCGGCAAGGTCGAAGTTGTCTCTCCTCAACAAACGCTTCGAGAGAGAAGGTCACAGTACACGCCAGAAGAAGAGACGGACCTTCAGAACCAAGAGGGCTACGCTGAATTTGACGCAGAGCTGTTAGACCAACGGAATTATGCAGGTCGGCAAGATAAGACAAAGATCTATGGTGCAACAGAAGATCTCCGCACTCGGTTCGAGCGTGAATTTGAAAGCGAGATGGATGTTAATTGGGAGGAGGACCAGTATGGCTTGATGAGCGACAGCTTCTTACGTCAAGCGTTAGATGCTGCTGCGCGAGGGCTCACTGTAGAGTTTAACTTCGACCCAGAAAAGAATTCCCACCAACTTAGTACATATAACTTTGGTGAGTCTTTCACTACTCAAGTGACCGAAAAGCGCGACGGTAAGACAGTACGGGTAACGAAGCGACTTCCACTAAAGGAGTTTCTGGAAGCAGAAATAAGCCGTGCCCGAGGAAGTCAGTTATCGAGAGATTCAAATGTCGTATTGGTGACTCCTGATGGTAAACGAACAAGAACTAATCTGGTTGATTTGACCAATGCTGGTAGAAGAATCAATGAGACAAGAGACGGTCAAGGTTTTACTGGCGATAACGAAGTAGGAAGCCAAGCGGCGG